TCCGCTATCTCTCACACTAATAAACATTTTACCATGCAGCACCCCAACAACTATAGTGGTAGAATACTCTCCAAGCTCAATGCGTATACTATCTTTTTGCTTAATCTTAAACTTTTTCATTAAAAACCCTCACAATTCAAGTTAATAGCCTGGCCCTTTAAAGAGGTGACCAGGCAAGTATAAACACACGTTGTTAGTTATGCCCCTCTGTAGCGGTTAATCGTCAATACTTTCTAAATATTCTCTGAATAATCTTGCTGCTTCTGATTTTTTGATTTCAAAAGCTTGCAATTGGTTTGCGTAAACATCTTTTATTTCTGGCTCTTTATTTTCTTCTATCGCGTTATTTGACAAAGACTGTACGACACTCAGAAGATTATTCCTACTAGAGATTCTTTTTTGCTCACGATCAATAATTTCTTCTTTGTTTATTGATGCCATACAATTGTTTCTTAATTGCGCTCTAAGCGTTCCAAGCTCGGAAGGTGACGTGTTACATAGGGTTGACCATCCTCCGATCATTATGACCGCATTCCAGGCCTCAGGGCCTATGCTCAACTTTGCTTCTTTGCCTCGATATATTCCAAATTGATTGATAGCCCATATTGCGCGCCCCGCCAAATAGTCAGCATCTTCACGACTTGCCTTTGGGTTAATTCTTTCTAGCAGCTCAGCAGGTCTGGGGAAGAACTTACAGTTTGAAATTGCCCATTTAATTGTTTTTAAAATATCTTGAAGATTATTTTCACATAAGCTTTCAACGTACATTCTCAAAACCTGGGGGGTCTTATCGCTTTCAAATACAGCGGCTAGACCTTTAAGGTTTTCAAATACTACTGCTTTTTCAGTTTCCGTTAGCATGATAAGGGTTCTCCATGTTTAAAATACGATCTTGTTTTTCTTGTGCAGATTCTCTATGAAATTTGCCTTTAGTAACTTTTGAGTTCTCACTTGCCCGACTAAGCCAGTTAGTCATAAAGCCCGCCTTGTTAGTTCTTTTTTTGCCTGGGTTGGACAGAATCCAGGTGATAGCCTTTGAAGTTTCACTCTTGATAAATTCAACTGAGTATATTTCTAGCCATCTTTTTTGAACATCATGAGATACCTGGCGTAAGAATGTTTCAATTTCGGAGTCTCCAGAAAGATTTTCCAAGCAGCCTTTTTTCGTAATTGCCTTATCCTTATCCTTATCCTTATCCTTATCCTTATCCTTATCCTTATCCTGTGCCCTTACATAGGAGCTTATAAGCTCCTGACTAGGGGCTAGTGAGGTGCTGTCTAATATATTGAATTTACTTAATATTTTAACAACACCTCTGTGTGCGTTATTTTTTTCTTTTAATTGACCATATTGAAACTCTATAAATTTTGAAACGTACCAATACTCTTTTGAGATCGGGACAACTCTTCCAGAAAACTCTCTCAAGACTTTTTCTTCTTTGAAAGTTTTTCCAATTAAGAAGTTTGCAAGCTTAAAGTTAACTTTCCAAATTCCAGCATGGTCGCACTTGTCTAGTATGAAATTGTAAAATAGTTTGTATTCTGGGCTTAAAGACAAGAACCAGTTGTCGTCCCACTTATTTGTATCCGTAAATCTCTTTGCCATTATAAACCTCTAGTTTAAATATTAAATATCATCATTATCAAAGACCGATAGGTACATATTTATGCTCTCTTTTAGAGTTAATTCCCACCCTTTTGCCTCGTTTTTCTCATGTCTCTTGTCTAGTGTTTCTACATAGGCGAATAGATCATCATTATCAACATCTTTTAATTGCTTACCTCTGAATTTTGCATTTTGAACTCTATACTCAGGGGAGCCGATCTCTTTTTCTTCAGGAGGTATTGGAAAATCCCTATCCATATCCTCAATATCTTGTTGGTACTCACTTTTGAACTCTATAGCTTGTGCCTCATCGCTTATTGCTATGGCTTTATCTAGTAGGGTTACTTTTTCCGATTTACTCCAAGATTTGTAAGCTCTTCGTATAACAGTGTTGTGTGTAGGCACCATGTTCCTGCCGGCAAGAAATGTTTCGCTGTCGCCTGTTACCGAGATACATCTAGTTGGTACCGTTGGTATTATCTCAATTTTTTTAATTGCTCTGTAAGGTAAAATTTTTCGTGGCACGTAATTCTTTGCCTTTCTTGGATTTACGCAAGGGCAGAAGGATGGTTTCCAATGCACTATGTGCGCGATAGTAGTTACTCCAAATCCCTTCATTTCCCTGACTTTGTATGTAGGAGAATCACTAAGTGATGCGGCTAGCTCGTAGACAGCCAGTGTAAGTGACTTGTTTTTGTTGCTGAAATGCACTCTACCTCTGGCTTTACATATGTGACCATCGGAGTCAAGGAGTCCAGCTAGTAGCTGTTTTCTTTGCTCAATTGAGGCTCTTAAGTATTTAAGCGGTACGTGTTTGTTATTTAATAAACCTGCCTCCCTTAGGGAGACTAGAAGTCCTTTTATTATTCCCACGCAGTAAGAGTTTGACCCTCTTTTATCTCTTGTAACTTTTCCAACTTGAAAGCCAGCCTTCAAGATGGCAGCTTTAAGGTTTTCCAAATCTTCTTTGCAACAGGTTATTTGACTTTTCCCCGTACCCCCATCGCCAAGCCAGTATCCCAACAAATACGGGTCTATTGGTAAGGTAGCGGCGGGCGTATCAAGATTTCCCTGTATAGGAATAGTTACAGCCAAACCATCTTCCTTGGCTTTATACATTTCGTTTACAGTTATAACCGTAAAGGGTTTTTTGTAAAGACCACTTCCACCATAACGAGCAACCCATCTATGCTCATTATCACAAATAATAGACTCATTGTTGGCAAATGTTATTTTATAACAAGTAATGTGTTTAATTTCAGATACGTCCTTGACTGTTACCGGTTTACCGTCTTTATCAAAAACAACATCACCAACCTCCATATCTTCCATTCTTTTCCAGCCAGAAATAGTTGGTATCTCTGTATCGAGGGCTAATCCTTTTTTGATCATTTCCCCCTCGTGCTTAACCCAGGGCGAATATTTTCTAGTATTTGCATTCTTATAAGACTCAGATGAATCTCTTATGAGCTTGATCTCACTTATAGGCATCACTGTCGTTAAGTAATGGTCGCTAGGAGTCCTAGCAACAACATAGGCACCAACTACGCCACCCCGATCAGAAAATGGCGAGAATGCATGGTTTGGCTCTTTAAACGCACCTGTAATTTCAAAAGTATCTTTTTCGTGTACAATCTCGGCTTTAACGTCAATAACACCACCCACATCTTGTGCTAATTTTATAAGCCCTAAATAAGAAATATCTAAGCATATTTCGTTTTTTCTCGGCACTAAATAAGCAAGCCCCATTGTTGGATTTAACGATAAGCCTATTGTTGCCACGTTTATAATGGCATTCTTAAGAGATTTGGGAGCGTTTCTAGCTATTCTTAAGGCATAATCGTTTTTTTCTAAAATTTGTACGGCAAAATAAGCCTCTTGTTTAAAGGCAACATTGTCATTAACCAAAACCTCAATAAATTCATTCTCCAAGCCATGTATAAAATTTACTAGCTTGTCATTTTCTTTTAAAACTAAATCACTCATTTCAACCACCTTTGTTTTTTCTCAAATTCAGTGTTAACCAATTCTTGAGCATATTTTCCTATTTCTTCCTGTGTTTCATCATTTAAGCTAGGATAAACGTCCCTACCTCTTGTCAGGCTATTTTCGGCATGAGCTTCTATATCCTCGATAGTAGCCTCTTCGTCTCCCTTATCAATACAGATGGTGTATTTTACAGTAACGTCTAGCGTTGATGAATAAGGTAGCCTTTTTTTAAAAGTTAATTGATCTGCTGTAGATAGCATGTGACCTCCAGTTGCTCCCATTTAAATTTCTGGGCTTAGTTTTGAATCATTTTTATGTGAATAGTTTTTGCTTGGGGTGACTTTATATCGATTATGAAAACGATTCAAGGCATATTAAGGGCTTATTGTAATATTTACTTAAATTATTTATATTGAGCAGCGTCTAGGGTATATCAGGCAAATATAATGCCCCTCTTCTCTGGATTCGTAATATTTTGTAGCTCTCTCAACTGTCTCGCTATCTTTAAATATGATTAACCCACTAGGTATAGGCATTACGACACCATTGCAAGCCATTTTCCCAGCACCATCACCGCTCTGAATAAGTGTTGCGCATTGGTCTAACACTGGTCTGTTAAAATATACCGAGGGGTCGGTTGTGGTGCACCCACCAAAGATAAATATAAATAAAATAGTAACAGTAAATAAACTTGGTTTCATTTTTCACCCTGTTTTAGATCGTGTAGTACGATACTTAGAACGACAATTTCTTCATCGGTTTTGGCTTCTTTTAACATTTTACTTAAAACTGCCATTTTGTTTTCTTTAAGGTTGTAGTTTTGACGAATATCGTTAACTTTCTTATCAACCCACATGCCCATGAACTCATCAATCCAGGATTTTATTTTAGGCAGCAGGGTAGCTATAGCCACTACCCCACTGAATATTGTACCAATGCTCACTATTTCTTACCTAAATCAAAGCCCTCTTTGTAAGAAGCTACAATGTTGATAAGTTGTTCATAACTTAGTGCTGACTTTAAAACTTCCTTGAAGTCACCCTCAACCTTAAACCCCTCAAGTAGAACATCTTTGTTTTGAATAATGTCTTTGATGCTTTTTAAGTCTTCAAAGCCCAAGCCGTTTTCTGCAATTTCAGAAATTTCACCGTGAACATAACCGCCAGCTCTCATTAATTCCACTAATTCTTTTTCATTCATAAATTCCCCTTGTTTGTTTTTGTTTTTAAAACCTATATTATATCTAAGTTTGACAATGTGACAAATAAGTATTTAAATCAAAAAAGACCAACCAAAACGATTAGGAGTAGGGAAATGGCAAAGAAAATAATTAAGGAAGAGATTCCTTCTAAATCACAAAAATCAACACAGTCACCGAGGCAGTACAAAGGTCAGGTCGAAGTAGATCACGACCTTTTTAGGCTTGAAGTCTCTAACACAAAAAAGAATGTTTCTTTTAGGTCTGACAGTGCAATATGGGAAAATGTTCCACATAAACACATGTTTCACACTGTAGATTCCGATGGAAAGCCTCAACACAACACATGTCCAACAGCCTCGCACTACCACAAAATGACAATAAAAGAAGTTGATGGAAAGTTTGTAGCTCAGTGTTCTGAGCCTTATCAGATGAAAGTTGTTAAAGGTAAAAGGGTAGAAGTTCCCTATCAAAACGACAGTCACACTCATGAAGTCACTTATTTGAGATCGGAAAGGATAATGCAAAGGGTATATAGCCAGGACGCATTAAACGCTATTAACTCTATTAAGAACTATGAGAGTAATAAACTTAAAAACCCAGCAATTTAGAGGTATTTATGTCTACAAGAGATTTAATAGCTACCACGTTTGATAACGAGGTAAAGAGCTTATTTAGCGACAATGAAACATTACGAAGGTTTGTTCTTAACCATGAGCGAAAAAACCTATGCATTGACAACATATCAAAAGAAATAAGAATAGCCGAGCTAGGTAGTGTAATGGATATTAAAACGAGTCACGTTGAATTTGTTGCCAAGGAATACGCTAAGACTTTTTCAAAAATGGCACTCAAACAAGCAGAGGAAAAAACAGTGTCTCAAATGGAACGATCTAGGCGAATAAAAGAGGCTCAAGACAAAGAAGATATTGCCAATATGTTTAGCAGTACCGACAGCTCAGAGAGTTTGTAGTGAGCAAGACCTCTAAAGATAAAACATCAGGTCGCCCAAAAGCTTTAACAAACAAAGACAAAGAAAAGATTGTGCGCCTTGCTAAGTTTGGTTTTACTGACGATCAAATCTCGGAAGTATTTGGAATCACTAAGCAAACATTAAACAACTATAAAAAGTATGACCCCAGCTTTTTTGACTCCCTAAAGGCATCTAAACAATTAGCTGATGTTGATATTGTAGAATCTTTGTATAAGAGAGCTATAGGCTATGAATGCGTTGAAGAAAAGCAGTTCTTTGATGCCAAGAATAACGATGTTATTACTCACAACTGCGTAAAGCACTATCCACCCGACCCGACTTCTATGATTTTTTGGCTTAAAAATAGGCAACCAGATAAGTTTAGAGAGAAAGTAGAACACACAACAGACCAGGAAATAACGGTCAATGTTAAGAAGTTCAAAGATGAAAAGTGAATATAGACCTTGATAATTGGGATATGCTACCAACTCAAAAGTTGCTGTATGAAGACAATTTTACCGATATTATAATGCAGTCGTCCGGTTTAGGTTGCGTTAGTGATGAGACCGAGATAACAACTGCCTCGGGTAGGCGTAAAATTAAAGATGTCTCAAAAAGCTTTTTTGTTCTTTCGCAGCATCAAGGATTTCCTGTTTATTCACTAAGTACCGCTCCATATTTGAAAGGAGTGGATGATCTTTACCAAGTATCTGTTGGGCAAGAAGTATTTGACGCACACGAATCACACCGAGTTTTCTTAGGTAATGATACCTATCAATCCTTGTCGTCTCTGAGTGACTGTGATTATTCTTCTTTAGAACTTCCTTACCTTCAAGACTCCATTTTGGGCAATGACCAGATAATTCCTTTTTTAGGTGCTCGGCATTTGAGTCAAAAACCTCAAGATTCTCTGGACGATTATCCAGGGTACATTTGTTTTTATGGTTCACAACTTCGTGAGGCAATAAGTAACGAGATAAAGCACTCTCCATTACTAGCCGATGCTCTAAAATTGACTTGTACTTCTTATTCTTCACAGGTCGGGCATGTGGGTGACTGCCATCCACACTCACATAGACATAGCCATCCTTTCCAACTCTGCGGCCCCCTTGCCAGGCAGGATTACAACTACCTTTTGGTGGTGCTTGAGGCGGTCGGGGAATATCTGGATTTCTTTTCCAAACACTTTGAACGTATTTCGCATCTAGACCAAGTCGCTCGCCAATCTCTCGACTCTTTAATTTCCCATCTGACAACTCTCTTACGAGACCAACATTGTGATGATATCTTTCCATTAAGTTCATGCACCATTAAAACCATGAAACGGATACCGAGACAACGCTTTTATGATGTTCATGTATTTTTTACTAATAATTACCATGCTCACGGTATATTCCATCATAATAGCGGAAAGTCACACGGTGCCGTTAGAAAAGCACTCCAATTATCAGCTCTAAACCAGGGTTATGCTGGTGGTTTTCTTTGCCCTTCTTATTCAGACTTCAAAAGAGATATTAAACCACTATTTGAAGAGATTCTAGAAGATCACCTGGGTCTTGTTAAGGGAAAGCATTGGTGGTTTCATGGCTCAGATCATACCTATAAATTTATATGGAATAAAAAGCCGTTATTTATATTTACAGGAGAAAAGCCAATTGCTGGGCCAAACCTAGCTTACTGCCTTATCAATGAAATGTCCTTAATCCAATATGACCGCATTAACGAGATGCTCAGAAGGGTTAGGGTCAAAGAGGCACCATGTAAACAAAAGATAATGGTAGGTACACCCGAGGATGTTTATGGCTGGCTAGAAGACTTTGTTGAAAAACAAGAAAAGATAAATGAAAAGTACCCCAATTCATTCAAGTTATTAAACTCTGACACTGATGAAAATATCTACCTGGATGAGAATTACGGTAGGTATCTTGAGGGCATGTTAGACCCTATGCAGTTAAAAATATTTAAAGCTGGTAAAATTGGTAATATTGGTACAAACAAGTTTTACTATGCATTCGACCTTGAAAAGAATCGATCTGATAAGGACATTAACTATAATATGCCTATATATTGCAATGTTGATTTCAATGTTGGTAATATGCATTGCACAATAGCGCAGATTTACCATGACAATGGGAATAAATATACTCACTTTGTGGATGAGATTATACTGAAATATAATGGAGCTGATACCTACGCTCTTAGGGATGCAATAGCTCAAAAGTTCCATAATCACATGGGCAGCGTTGTGGTTACAGTGGATGCTTCTGGTAGGAATAGAAAGACTACAGGTAAGTCAGATGTTAAGGTGTTACAGGAATATTTTGAGACAGTCAGGTATAAGTCTTCTGGTAATGATAGGCTCAAGAAAAGACAGGTTCTTGTTAACGGCTTATTTAATCACGGCTATCTATTTGTCAATAAGGATAATTGCCCTGTATTATGGAAAGACATGAAAAAGGTAGTTCAGAAACAAGATTTTACCAAAGATGGCACAAATAAGGACCTGACCCACGCATCTGATACACTAGACTATTTGATTATGCATGAATACAATCTGAAAGGTAAAGATACTTTTAACTCATATAAGGCTATGTAAATGATTAACTTAATGCATGGGGATTGTTTAGAATTGATGAAAGCAATACCTAATAATTCTATTGATATGGTTTTGACCGATCCACCATACGGCACTACAGCTTGCAAGTGGGATACTGTTATTGACTTCGATATGATGTGGAAAGAACTTAAAAGAATTACTAAAGATAATGGGGCTATCTGTTTATTTGGAAGTGAGCCGTTTAGTAGTGCTTTGAGAGTAAGCAACATTAAAATGTTTAAGTATGATTGGATTTGGAACAAGAAAAGAATAACCGCCCCCTTCTTGGCAAAAATACAACCGCTGCGCCAGCATGAGATTGTCAGTGTTTTTTACAGAAAACAGTGTTTGTATAACCCACAACCCACAAAGAAGTCTACAGTAAAGAGTTTTTCCAAAAAAGAAATGAGAGACGGTAAAGGTGAGGTTTATGGTGGAATGAAAAGATCAGGGATTAGAAATGAAAACGAATATGGATACCCTAAAACAATTTTAAATTGCATACCTGTTGTGACAAATATGAGTAAAGAGAAATTTATCCATCCAACCCAAAAACCAGTAGCACTCCTAGAATACCTACTAAAAACCTACACACTAGAAAATGAAACTGTCTTAGATTTCACAATGGGAAGCGGCTCAACTGGAGTAGCTTGCAAGAACTTAAACCGTGAATTTATAGGCATAGAATTAGATGATAAATATTTTAATATAGCTAAGGATAGAATAAATGAGAATATACGATGAAGACAAGCTTTTGGACCAGGACTTTAGACGGTCTTTAATTGAAGAAATAGAAGGCGAAGAGAATCTGGGGCGCAAACAAGAGTCATATAAGCGTTACGAGATTTATAGGGATAGGATTAAGAAATACATACTTAAAAACCTAACCCTTGAACTTGACGAGGATACTGTTAACGAAATGCAGTCTAGGATTGCTACAGTCAATATGTTTAAAAAGATGGTTCAGAAGAAAGCTAGGGTTTATAAGAATGCACCTATTAGAACACCATTAATCGAGAGTGATGCCGACTTTATATCCAGCATGGTTGATTTGCTAAATTTAAACTCGACTATGAAAAAGGTTGATAGATATAAAGAAGCATTCAGGAATACCGCTGTATACAATAAGCCCTATAAAAATCACTCAGGTGATGGTAAATGGTCTCAAATATTAGAAGTTCTTGCGCCGCACCAATTTGATGTAATTGAGGATGAAGATAATACGCAAATGGTTAGGGCTGTTGTCCTTAGTCACTATACAAACACATCTTTTAACGAGGATTATTCCAGCCCACAAAATAGAAATAAGTCAGGCTTGAAAAATAACTTTAGAGACGGCGATGGAAAGAAGCAAGCCATAGCAGATTCACCTAGTGACCAGGACAAAGAGTATGTTTTTTGGTCTAAAAAGTATCACTTTACTTGTGATAGTAAGGGTAATTATATAAATAAAAGCTCTGAGGGTGAGGATGTGACTGTAGATAATCCTATAGGTGACTTACCTTTTACTTTTTTCTCCAAAGATCAAGACGGCTCTTTTTGGTCTGTAGGGGGTGAAGATATAGTCGACGGCTCAATACTCATCAACACTTTATTAACAGACCTCTATTTTATCGCTAAGATTCAAGGTATGGGGCTTTTTTATATGTTTGGCTCAAATGTTCCTAAGACCTTTAAGGTAGGCCCCAATAAAGCTATCACCATGAAGGTTGAAGAGGGGGACGCTACACCACAAATCGGTTTTGCATCTTCTAACCCACCAATAGGTGACCACATGAGCATGATAGAGCAGTATGTAGCCTTTTTATTATCTACAAATGACCTAGGGGTAAACTCTATCCAGGGTAAGTTAGATGGTGGTTCTGCGGCTTCTGGTATCCAAGAAATAATACAGAATGCGGAGCCTATGACAGCTATAGAAGATGAACAAGAGCAGTACATGGATAAGGAAATCAATATAGTTCGAGTGGCGAATAAGTGGCAACAGGTTCTGGGTGAGAGTCAGACAGGGCTTTCTATTGGCTTCTCAGATATAGGCTCTGTTAACGATGTTCTTTATATGCTTGAGTTTGAAAAGCCACAGCACTTCTCTAATGAAAATGAGAGATTAAACGCAATGAAGTCTAGAATTGAAATCGGCATTATAAACAAGGTCGACGCTATGATAGAAGAAAACCCTAAGCTTACTAGAAAAGAGGCTTTAGATAGGTTACTAGCAAAGCACGAGGAAAATATGAA